TCGCTTTGTTTAAATACTGTACGTGTTCCATTTTTTGCACCAACAGATAATGCGTTTATAACTTCTGGCACAGTCCATGAAGTATTAGATTTACCAAGAATTGCAGGATTTGTAGGTATTTCAGAAGTTAAATTGTTAGCGTTTTTAATATCTAATTCGTCTATATTTCGTCTTTTATTAAATGGATTACCAAGATTATCTATTTCGTCAAAAGATTTAGATAACGCAGCTTTTCTACTTAAATCTATATAATTTTCTATTTCTTGTTGTTGTTTAAAAACAACTGATGCATTTGGATCTCTACCAGCTTGAGTCCCTAAACCAAGTGTTTCATCATAAGCTTGCGTGTATGTTGCTTGTCCTGGCAAAGGTTGGGTTCTAGAACCTCCTGGAAACTGATATATATCAGATCCTGCAAATGGCAGATTTGGATCTTTTGGGCCTGTATATTTTTCTAGTGACGATAATATTTTTTGACCGTCTTTACTGGTAGGGTTAGTTCGAACTTTTATAGTGTTATTTTTAGGGTTGTATTTAATGAAACCTGCTGCGTTAAGTTCGACTAATTCTTTTCTGCTTAAACTAGCTATCAATGCTATCTCGTCAGGTGACAGATTACTTAAACCGCCTGCCCACAAATTTTTTGCACTTGTACTTAACTTGTGAAATTTCTTTATTTTATTTGCTATAGAAAGAGCTTTAAAAGGTTTATCATATGGAAGAAATAATTCTGGCCCTAAAGTCTCTGCTACAAGTTGATACTCCAGTGGAAATGGAGTTTCATTATATGCTCGAACTCCAGCATCATGCGCTGATTTAGTCTTGTCCCAACCTTTTTCTCTGTTTTCTGCATAATATTTTTCATATCTTTCTTTAAAATCAGATAAATTATCTACTCCGGCATGACCTGGATTAAATAACAAATTAGATAATGCTAATCCACTTGCACCATAATGTGCTCCGGCTAGAGCTTCAGAGTATGATCGGTCTTCTCTTAATCTATCTGGGCCAATTATTATGTTTTCTATACTAGCCATCCCTGAATTATATTCTGGATGGGCTGATAATTCAGCTAACCAAAGTGAATTAACAGCTCCCTGAGTTTCTGCTACCCAATTAATAGGCCACATTATTCCTTTTCCAATAGCTCTTGAAACAGGATCTTTAAACAAAGCAGGGAAATTTGTTGTAGACTCAGGTTGTGGTCGTAGTCCCCATATATTTTTAGTTAAATTATGTGTAAATTGTTGAGCAGGATTTAACCTAGGAGGTTTCCGAGTATGAGTTTCACTAGATTGCATAGGAGCAGGAAGATCAAAAATTTCTGCGTAATTTCTTGGAGTACTTGGTTGTTCTTGTGGAGTTGGCGTATCTTCTATTTCTGAAGGTAATTTTAATTCGTTTTCTGAAGGTGAACCCATTATCTACTCCTTCTTCTAAATATAGTTACGGGCTTGCTAATTAACTGCGTTCTTCTTTCTCTTTCTTGTTCTCGTTCTTTTTGTAAATTTTCGAAATCTTGTTCTTCTTGTATTCTACTTGTTTCTTGTTCATACAATGCTGGTGTCTGAGTTCTAAATTCAGTTCTATATTTATCAATATTTTTATTAATAAAATCTTTTAATGTCTTTGGTCTTTGGGCTTCAAACTGTCCCATAAAAAAATCTTTTGCGCCAAAATCTACCATTTTTGCAGTAATTTCTTCTCCTGGCCTTTGGGTTACAGTATATTCATCTCTAATTCGTTGCAATTGAGGAGCAATAAATTGTAAAAATTCTGGACTATCCCCATATGCAGCTTGAAGATCTCTCAACAATTCTTCGTCACCAAAAGGTTCGGGAGCTCGTTCTACAAATGATGGCATACCTTTAAAAAATGATGGGGCAGCTGGTGGTTTACTTTCATCTAGTCCTGCTTTCATTTGTGCAAATGGATCATCTTGATTTATTTCGTCAATAGCTTTTTGTGCAGCTTGTACATTAGCATCAAAATAAGTTGTTGGAACACTTTCAGGATTATCAGGATCAGAAATAGTTTGACCACCTATAGTAATTTTTGTTCCTGGAACAAAAGAATAAGCTCCATCTTGCCAACTTTGTTTTTGTGCTATAGTTCCACTTGGAGTAAGTGCATAAACTTTCATAAAATTACTAAGAACTTCTTCTTGAGATTCTGTTGTAAATGGATTGGAAGTATAATAACTAGACATTAATTGTGCTAATTGATCTACAGCTTTGTTAGTTCCAGTTATTTCATCAACAATATTTTGTGGAGTTGTAGTACTGACTCCAAATGAACTTAACGCCAATGATTTTAATGCATCTGTATTAGCGGCAATTTTTTCATTTTTAGCTTGTAAAATTAAATTGTTTAAATAATTTGGATTAAATTGATTATCTAATTCGTCAAAAGTTTTCATCTCAGAAAAACTTCTATTCCATTCAGTTCTTACTTCTGCTGGAATATCTTCAGGAAGCAGTCCGTTTATATTTAATCTATGTGTCGAATATGATGTAGGATTATTTTTAGCATATTTAAGGTGCTCTGCCTTTTGTAACTCTTCAAATTCAGATGGTTGATACTCCGATACACCATAACTAGCAAAAGGATCACCACCTCGTTGTCTTGTCAGCATATTGTTGAACTTTAAAAATGTTTTTTCTGCTATTTCATTAGGAGTGGCATCTGTACGTCTAAGACCATTTCGATAATCTTCTAATTTAGTTGCTATTGTATTTTTTAAGTTATTTTTAATAGCTTGAGTAATGTTATTATCACTTCTAAAATACTTGCCTGCTACTCTATCTATTGCTTTATTTAAATCTGTATCTTCGTTCCATAAATTAAAATCTTTTTCTAATCTTAATGCTTGATTCTCTCTACTGCGAGCCTGGTCACTTATAGGAAATAATCTTGCGATACCTGTCCCATTTAATTTATCATCTTCTGTAATTGCTCTTAATGTTGATTGATTCCATTTTTCAAAACTTTGAATGGTATCATCTTCAGTAATTTTTTTTAATCTTTCAGAATCTGTATAGTTAAGATTTTCTCCTAATGCTAAAGCTTCTAGTTCTAAATCTGTTAAATCCTCTGTAGGTTTATTTTTTAATTTTTTTAAATTTATTGTTGTGTCATATAACTCTTGTGTGATCCAACCTTGATCTTTCATTTCTCGTAACGTAGTGTTTGTTCTTGTTTCTTTAAATAAAACATTAGGATTTTGAGAACCTTGTCTCAAAATAAAATTATATTCTTCTGATAAAATATCAGACATAATACTTCCTGCTAAAGTTTGATCTTCTCCAGCACCATAATAATCATAAGTAGCACTTTTAGGTGCAGTTAATTTAGAATGAATTGCTATTATTATAGCTTCGTCCCACTGATCTTTTTCTGTACTATTTTGCATATCAGCTGCTTGTATAAATCTAGGATCTTGCACAATACGATAATATAGTTCATTTATATATCTTTGAGTTTGATCTGGAGTCCATTGTATTTGTGCTTTAGCTTCTGCTTCTCGTCTTGCTACATACTCGTTTCTAAGAAACTCATCTTGATGATCAATAGCATATGTGTCTTCTCCAATACCTAATATTTCTTTTAAATCTGTATGAAGTTGACCCCATACAGTACCTTTTCCTGTACCTATATCCGTAGGATCAACAGATATATCACCAAATGTAAGAATTAAAGAGCCTTGGTTATTTAATAGAGTAAAATCTCCTATTTTTTTTGGTTTTTTTGGAGGGGCCATTTATAAAATACCCCAATTTTCTGGATCAATACGTGCTGATTTAAAGAATTCTTGAATTGGGTTTTTAGGTTTAGGTAAGTATTGATTTTTAAATGCATCTACTTGTTCTTTGTAACGAGTTTGTGCTATAGCTAATGGATCATTTAATAAATCTGTATCTTTTTTAGCCATTAATCTACCCTCTGTCCAGATGGCATTGGTCTACCACCACCTGTACCTGTTGCTAGTTGTGATCCCAATAAATCTAAGCCACCCATTCCTTCTGGAAATACTGACTCTCTGCCTTCTCCTGTTGCCATTCTAGCACCTTGTACATTTCTTTCACCTGGCCTTTGTAATTGTGCTTGACCTGGCAAATATTGTGTGCCAAGTTGATTAGCTGGAGATGGAGCATCAGCTGCGGCTGCTCGTTGTTGTTCTAATTCGACAGCTTGTGCAACTTCTTGTGCTTGTTGTTCTCTAGCAGCTTCAAGTAATTTTTCAGCAGCTTGTTGATTTTGTTCTTCAAGAGGATTAGTTATTCCAACTCTTATCTGTGCTTCGTACAAACTGATAAGCCCATTGCCACCATTCCATAATCTAAGTGCCAATAGTGCTTCACGCTCTCGTTCTTCTGGAGCTTCTGCTTTAAGTGTGACAGAATTTTCATAAAAGTCTCTAATATCATCTGGAGATATAGCTTGGTCAAACTCGTGTACTGTGCTTCGTGCATGTACTGTAACTTTGCCTTGAGCTTTATTTACAATAAGTTTTAAGAACCTTTGGTTAGCATCTTCCATGCCACGAGCCATTGCATCAGCAAACTTACCAAATACAAGTCTACCTGTACCTGCCAATACTGATAATGCAAATCCTGTAGATACACCAGATGGTCGCATACCTCTAACAACATTAGGAAATGTAGCTTCCTCAATCATTGTTTGTACCATACCAAGCTGTTGTAGTATCTCTTGTGGTGGCATTGCAAGTGGAGATGGTTGAATATTTACATTGGGTCTTACCCAGTTCTTAGATGCAAATAATTCATATTCATCCATTGTTGCTTCTGCCGATGACGCAGGTCCGTAAAAGTCTATTGTTCTCCATGCATATTGTCTTAGGATTGCTTCGTACTGTGTCAACAATCTTGCTTCAGAGTCTAATAAATTATGTACTGGTTTTAATATACCTTGATATTTTCTTTCAGGTTCGCCAGTATTGTAATCCATAGAAGCTGCAGGTTGTACTTTTATATATGGGTTAAATCCATAACCATGTTTGTGCGGCCCCCATACCCATTCTCCATCTGCCATTCTGCCGTGCCATGTGTCATCCCAGTATTCCATAAACATAACTGTTTCAGATGATTTCATCATTGGTTGCCATTCTGGATACATCATTTGTATATCGTTACAAGATGCATCGTAGTATTCTATTGCC